CACAAGCGGTTAAAAGCGCTCACCAATTTATTGACCAGTGGGTTGAATCTCACGGCGGTAAAGTAATTGTAACTTCAGGTGACGAAGGAATCTACGAAATCGATGAACAAGCTCTTCAGCAATTAGAGAGTATTCGTGCTGAATATCAAAAGATGGCTAATACTACTTTAACAGTGGGTGTTGGTAGTAGTATGTCAGAAGCTTCAAAAGCTTTGATATACGGTAAGATGAACAATAAGAATCAAATCGTAGAATACGAACCGCAAATCGATGACTATATTGCTAATGATGGCGAAGCTCAACAACAAGAAGAGCAAGCTGAGTCTCAATTCCCTGAAGAAGCTCAAGAAGAGGGTGAAGAATCTGAACTACTATCTCCAGATGGAATTGAACAAGAAGGTCAGGAGCAAGAAGCTTTCGAGCAAGGTGCTGAGGGTGAAGAGGAATCCCAAGAGGGCGAAGAACAGTTTGAAGGTGAAGAATCTGAAGGCATGGAAGGCGAAGAAGAGTCTGAAGAGCCTCAAGCTAAGATGCCTCTTAAAGCCGCTGTTGATGAACATAAGAAATTAGTAGGTGCTTTAAAATCTCCCGGTAAAGAAGATGACCAACAACAGTTAGAAGAGCAAAGCTCTGAACTTGAAGACCTAGAGGGTCAGCAAGAGGAAGCTGAATACGCTGACAATGAAGAACAGCCGGAAGGTGAAGAGTCTGAAGAAGGCGAAGAACAGTTTGAAGAAGAGCATGAGCAATCTGAAAGCCCTGAAGAAGAAATGGCTGAAGATGATGAGCAGGACGAGTCTGAAGAAAGTCAATTACCTCAAGAGGGCGAAGAAGAGCAATTTCAAGGTGAAGAATCTGAAGATGAGTTAGAAGACCCTAGTAATCCTCCTCATGAGCAAGGATTAAATCCTGAAGAAGAAATGGCTCATGATGCTGAAGAGCAAGAAGATGATGAGCAGGATGCTGATAATATTGAAGCTGACGAGGAGCCTAATGCTCTTGATGGTAATACTGAGCCTGACGATGAAGATTTTGAACAAGATTCTGAAGAATCTATCGATAATCAATTAGCAGATGAAGAAGATATGGAAGGTGAAGAATCTGAAATTCCTGAATTAGGAGAACATGAGATTGCTCAAGATGGTGAAGAACAGCCTGAAGAGGGTGGGGATAGTCAATACGGAATTATGTCTGAAATGATGAACTCAAATCTTCCTGAAGACGGTGAAGAAATGGGTGAAGAAGAGCCTTCTGAGGACAGTGATACTGAACTTAATTCTGATATCGTAGAATCTCTGATGGCTTTCAAAGAAAATAAAGAAATGTTAGAAGAACTTAAACAGAGTAATCCTAAGCTTTATCAAGCTAATATTATGATGCTTCGTTCTATGATTGAGATGGCTAAGAAGTTAAAGATGAAACCTGAGCAAAACTTTAATCAAGCTTCTGCTAATCAGGGAGCTTCAGAAGAAATGCCTGACCAAGATGAGATGATGGATGACGAGGAGCAAGCGCAAGCTGGGCAACAAAAACAACAGCCTCCTATGCAGCAAAGACAGTCTCAGCCACCTCAAGCTCAAAAACAGACTCAACCATTTCAAAAGTCTGAGAATAAAAAGGTGACTCCTGTAAAAAAGCAGTAGGGCGAGGGAATATACCAAATTCACCATTTTCTTTGCCTGATAAACCTGTGAAACACATACCCGTACATCAACAACCGGTTGGCGCTAAGCGTAAAATGAAAATAAAAGTTCAGGATGGAACTACCGGTAAAGTTTCGTGGCGTTCTGGTAAGAAAGGACTGGTGCGTGATTATGATGGTGATGCAATCTCTACCAATTACTCTAATAAGGATATGAAAATCAGTCATAAGGTACACGGTGGAGCTAAGGGTAAAACCGGTAAAGCACCTACTGATGGTAAAATGCCTGAGATGCCGGAAGAATAAGTATGGATTTTAAAATTGAAATCGATGCCAAAGAGATAGCTAAAGAATTTGGTAAATTAAATAAAGATGTAGAAGAGGCTGTTACTAAAGCAGTTGAAGCTACGTCCTTAGTTACTCATGCTAGAGCTAGGGAGATGGCTGCTGAAAAATTAGGTAGTACTAAGTATGCCTATATGGATGCTCTATCTTGGAAGAAAGTATCAGATGGCTTTTGGTTAGTAGAGCTTGATATGAAGAAGGCTGGATGGATAGAAGAAGGGCGTAAGTCTGGATTTATGGAAGAGCTTCTTAGAGGTAAATCTTCTAGGACAGGTAAGAGCGGTAAAAAATACGCAATTATTCCATTTCAACATAATAAATCTAAAGAGCAAGGTCAAACTCCTAAAGCTCAAGGTTTAATGGACCAGATTAAAGTTTTTTTGGATGACAAAAAAATCTCAACTACCAAGTTAGATTTCAATGCTGACGGAAGCCCTAAGTTAGGTTTATTACATAAGTTCGATATTGCTAGTGCTAAACCCTCAGCTAAAGCTAAATACCCAGCTCTTAAAGGTGTAAGTATTTATCAAAGAAAAGATGCTGACGGTACTGTTAAAAGAGATGTTATGACTTTTCGTATTATTACTGAAGACCATAAAGCTGAAGGAAGATGGAATCATCCGGGCTCTAAAGGTGCTTTCATTATTGATGAGTGTTTCATGTGGGCTAGTACATATTTTGATACTGTAGTTTTACCTGAAGTATTAGGTAAATTTAAATGAATAATGCGGTAGCTATAGATATATTCTTACTGTTTCAGATTTTAAGTATCGTTATTGTCTATCTTGAATGGGATAATATGTCAAAGAATTGCAGTAAGCGTATTCTGGTTGGAAGACTTTTTATATTCTTCTTACCCAGTTTAGTTATGTTAAGTTTATTAATAAGACCTCTGGAGTAATATGTTTATATACAAAATAACCAATATAATTAATAAAAAAGTATACATAGGAAAAACTATAGGGTCTGTTGAAAAAAGATGGCAAAGACATGTTAGGTATTCAAAAAATCCAAAATACTGTAAAACTAAAATAGCTAATACTATCAACAAAAACGGTATTCAAAATTTTAAAATTGAGACTATTGATACGGCGTTGACTCTATGTGAACTAAATGAAAAAGAGATTTATTGGATATGTAAATATAATTCATTTATAGATGGCTATAATCTTACTAATGGCGGAGACGGTGGCGCTCAGGAAGGTGAAGCTCTAGAAAAAATCAGACAAAAAGCAAAAAATAGGATTACATCCCTAGAAACTAGAAATAAAATGAGTATCGATAGAACAGGTCATTTAAATGCAAGAAGTAAAAAAGTCACCATTGTAAGTGAGGCGGGTAAAGAGATAGCTTCTTTTTACTGCTTAAAGTACGCTTGTGATTATTTAAATATAAATTACTCTACAGGCAGAGCAATTGCTCAGAAAATAAACAAAACAAATAAAACAAAAGTAATTATTAATTACGTGTAGGTAAATATGGCGATTTTTGCTGGCGATGTAATCATTAAAACCGCTATAGAACTAGGGCTAGATGATTTACGTAAAAATAATTGGCTAATTGAGGATATCTTCTCAGACTTTATTGAGAATCCTATTTTAGCGCAACAATACGGTATGAAAGAAATTGAAAATGCTAAAAATTTCTTAAAAAACAATAAGATACATATTTTTATGGCGCATAGATTAGACAAAGAGGAGCTACCATGTATCACAATAGCTCTTGGAGATTCTACTGAAGATAAGTCTCTAGCTACCCTAGCTGACCAAAGTGCTGATATTGAAGATATGAGCGCTGAAGATATTGGTAAACCAATTCAATACATTATTAAGCCTTTTGAAGTGGTTAGTTATAATCAAGCTACCGGTACGGTGACTATACCTAAAGATGATAATTTCCAATATGTTAATGAAGGTATGCTTTTAGTAGATTCAAGTACTGGAAATGCTTGGGTTATTAGAGGTAAGAAAGCTGGGAATAAGCTCCTTATAGACCCCGGCTCTGAATTAGACGGTGAAAAATTTGGAGTGGCTCCTAAATATCAAATGTATAGAGCTAGAAGAGAACGTATTATATCTCAAGAAAGCTATAGTATTGGATGCCATACACATGGAGACCCTGCTACATTATTGTTTTTATTCGGTTTTGTTAAATATTGTCTATTGAGATACCGTGAAGGTCTTCTTGAGGCTAATAATTTTCAATTATCTAACCTTAGCGCTACCGACTTAATTAGAAACACAGCCTTTCAAGCTGAAAACGTATATTCTAGATTTATAACTCTTTCAGGTCAAACAGAAGAGAGCTGGATTAAGACTCCTTATAGAACTATTGAAGCGGTAGGAATAGAAGATGGTGAAGCTACTGGAATAAGAATAATTAGCAATGAAAATACCGACCCTGATTCGGAAGAATCGGAAAATGATTTATGGGATACTATTGATTCAGAATCTTAATCTTTAATATATAAATAGAGGGTTGTATGTCCAAGGAATATAAACAGGACGAAGTGGCAAAACTGCTTACTAAGTCAATTATAGGTAATGTTAAGAAGGCTTTAGCTGGAAAATCTCCGGTCGAGGATGTTCTTGACCCTAATTTTAAGCCCGAAGCTGACCCACTTAAGATACCAGCTCCTAAAGAATCAGTTATGAATAAAGCTAAGCCGTCGAAATTAAAAGGTTTTCTAGATAAAAAGATGTTAAAAAAGAAAAAATGTTAATCTTTAAAATATCATAGTTTAAAGGATATATTATGTCAGAAAAGAATTACACACCCGTAGAAGCTGCCAAGAAAGTCTTGGAGAAGTGTCAAGAAATGTACAATTCTCAAAAGATTGAAAAAGCTGAAGCTATTGATAAGTGTGGAGAAATGAAAGCTGAGAAAAAAGAAAAATTTAAAGCTGAACTTGATAAGGTTGAGGAAAAAGAAGTAGTTCAACCTCAGGGCGTTCAAGAAATGCATCCTAAGCTTAAAAGCTTCATCGAAAAGAGAAAAGCTAAAAAAGCAGCTAAAATGGAAAAGATGATGGGGATTGGAGAAAAAGCTCCTGTAGCTCCAGCAGCAGCTCCAAATACTATGGATAAGCCTAAAGCTTCAGCTAAACCTATGGCTCCGCAAGCTCAAAGCGCAGCTCCTGTAAATGCTCCTAAACCGGCTTTACCTAAAGTTGGTGGACAGATGAGCAAATCAGAAAAGAAGAAATAGTATGAGTAAGAAAAATAAAAAACAAAACGTTGAAGTAGAGCAATTGAAGCAGCTATAGATGCTGCCGTTGAAGCAGCTCCCGAAGCTGCCGTTGAAGCAGCTCTTGAGAATACTCTTGAAGAAATGAGAGAAAAACGTAGAGAAGTTGGTGAAGCTAAGAAAGCTGCTAAGGTAGCTGAACTTGACCAGAGAGACGAATTTAGAAAGTTTTTTGCTAAAAAACGTGAAAAACTAAGCCTTGATTCTTCTATGGAGCACATTTTGTGGTTACATTTTGTGGCAACGGGACATGCTGAAAAAGAAAAATTTGAAGACGGCTTAAAACATTTTGGAATACATTAATAAGTAGGAGAACAATATGGCTCAAAGAATTACAACCAGTTTTGTAAACACCAACAGACCCGGTGCTTATTTCGACGTTAAAGTACGCTCTAACCCAGTTGGCGTAGCTTCAAGCGGTAACATTGTTATTATCGGGGAATCATCTGCCGGTAAACAATTTGCTGACGAAGTTTTAAAAGATAACTTCTATACACCTGACCAATTGGACAGAGTACTTAGTAAGTATGTATCTGGACCAATCGTAGATGCTTTTAGAGCGCTATCATCTCCTAGCTCTGACGCTGACGTTACAGGTTCTGCAAGCAGAATCTATATTGCTAAAACAAACGATAGCTCAAAAGCTTCTGCTGTACTAGCTTCGTCTTATGGTTCACTTAGCGATAAGAACGTTGGTCTAGATGGTAATAAGTACTATTTCCAAGTTACTCAACTTGAAGATGAAGTAGCTCCGTCAGTTTCTGGCACAACTATTGCAACTTTGGGAGCCGCTCTTACAGGCGTTGAGTTTAAGGTTCGTGTTAACGGTGGAGCTGAAACTTTAATTAATGTTTTCACTGGACCAACTACAGCTTACGACAGTATCGCTGAAGTTATTGCTCTTATTGACGCCGCTCTTCCTGCTGGATTAGCTTGTGTTGCTGGAGCTGCTACTGATTCAATCAAAATTGAAGCTGACGTTGACGCTGCCGCTAATCAAAAAGGTAACGGTAAGTCTTTTGAGCTTATCGATTCATCTCCGGGCGACTTAGCTGCTCTTGGACTTGACGAAGCTCTTTCAGTATCTTCTCAAGAACCTAAAATCCAATTGGATGTCAAGCGTACTGACAATAATACTAACGAATCTTTTTCAGTTCTTGCTGAAGTAGCTCTATTGATCGGATATGCCGGTACAACCGCTACCGTTACTGTAAATGCTACAACTTTAGCTGCTACCGTTACTGGTGGAGCTGGCGCTAACCTTAGCGTTGTTTTAGCTCAATACGCAACTCTTGCAGATTTAGCTGCCTTTATCAACTCTCAGACTGGTTATTCTTGTTCTGTAGTTTCTGGTTCAGGTCAACTTCCTACTTCATCTCTTGACCAAGTGTCAGCAGTTGGAATTTGCTCTACAGCAGCTTCTGCTAAGTCGGGAAGAATCAAGAAAGCTCTTAGTAATTTTAAACAAAAAGTTAGTCAATCAGCAGTTGTTGACTTCTCAGCTACTGCAACTAAAGGTCTTCCTGATGAAATGAGCAATATTGCTTACTTGTCTGGAGGTGCTCTTGGTGCAACTTTAGCTGCTGACGTTATCAATGCAATCGATGAGTGTGAATCAATCAACGTTAACTTCGTAGTACCTCTATTCTCTAGAAACGCTGCTAGTGATATTGCCGATGGTCTAACTGATTCATCTTCAACTTATACTATCGCTGCTGTTAACGCTGCTGTTAAGTCTCACGTACTTAAAATGTCTACAGCTAAAATCAAGAAGCACAGAACCGCTTTCCTTAGCTTCTGGGATAATACATTTGCCTCAGCTCAGGCTGAAGCTTCATCTCTTGCTAACGCTCGTATTTCTCTTGCTTTCCAAAAGACAAGTCAAGTTAATGCTCAGGGCGATATTAAAGAATTCTTCCCTTGGCATACCGCTGCAATTGCTGCTGGTATGCAAGCTGCTGGATTCTACAAAGCCATCGTTAACAAGTTCGCTAACGTTATCAGCTTCAAAGACCCTTCTGGGTTTGATTCTGGTTCACCGGGCGATATTGAAACAGCTCTTGACTCTGGATTGCTATTCCTCGAAAAAGGTGTAGTAGGTAATAAATGGGTATCTGACCAAACAACTTATGGTGTTGATACAAACTTTGTTTATAACTCTATCCAAGCTATGTACGCTGCTGACTTAGTAGCTCTTGACCTTGCTAATAGCTTCCAAACTGCTTTCGTAGGTAAATCTTTAGCTGACGTTGACGCCTCTACAGGTCTTAGCTTCTTGGCTTCTAAGATGGACCTTTACAAGAAGCAAAAATTGATTGCTGCTAGTGATGACGCTCCTCTTGGATTCAAGAACGCAAAAGTTGAAATCTCAGGACCTATCATGTCTGTAGGTGTAGAGATAAAACTAGCAACTGCTATTTACTTTATCCCAATTTCTATTGAGATTTCACAAGTACAAAATAACGCTGCTTAATAACTAAGATTTTATAGGAGATATTATATGGCTAAAGCAAAAACAATGGTAGGAGCAAGAGCGAAAGTCTACGTAGACAACGTTCTAGTAGGAATCTTTGATTCATGCGACTACTCAGTAAACGTAGGTACGGAAGCTATTCACCTTTTAGGTCGTTATAGCGCCGCTGAAATCACTCCAACAAGTTATGAAGCTGTTTCTTTAAACTGCTCAGGATTTCGTTTGATTGGTAACGGTGGACATATTCTTCCAAAAATGCCTAAACTACAAGACCTTCTTCAACTTGAAACAGTAACAATCGCTGTTACAGACAGAGCTGTTACAGACAGACAAGGCGCTGCCAATGCAGCTCCAATCCTAGTAGCTCAAAACTGTGTTCCTACATCTTATGGAACCGGATATTCAGCTAAAGCAACTTCAAGAATTCGTATTTCATATATGGGTACTGTTGCTTACGATGAGTCTGGAGTTCAAGATGAAGGTGATGCTGTAAATCTTCCATAATTAACGGTTTGCCCATGGATGGGCTTTATTTTTAAGGCGCTTAATATGAGTGAAAAACAAATCATATACGACCTTGTAAAAGAAGTTAGGGAAGAGCAAAAAGATATCAAGAATGATATTTCTGATATAAAACAAGTACTTACCTTAAATACAGCTTCCTTGCAAGAACACATGAGAAGAACTGACGTTCTTGAGAAATTATACTATTCTCAAACTGAGCGTATCGATTCTCTTGAAGAGCCTAAAAAACTTAGAGAACTCCTGTTAAAACGATATGTTAAGGTAGCGGCTTTTTTAACAGCTACATTGACTTTAGCCGCAGCGGTAGCTAAATGGAAAGGGTTTATTTAATAAAAAATACACAATTAGAGATTTATAGAAAGGAGCTAACGCTCCTTTTTTTTTGGTTTAAAAGAGTAATCTTTATAGTATGGAGTCATAGGGTTGACTTCTTAAGGAAACGGTTAGGGTATTATGGCTATCGAAAGAAAGCTGGGCTTAGTTAGTCCGGTATTATTCACATCTAATGGAACCGCTGGCGGCTTAGTCACAGTTCCTGATACTAAAGGCTTTGTAGTTAAAGCCCAAGTAGTTCTTACTGCCGATACACTACCTACCTTACAATTAGAAATCAAAAGAGTCCTTTCTTCAACACAATTCTTAGTGGGTGAAAAAGGCAAGATAGAGCAAAGGGCTAATATTCAAGCCTATACTACAGCTCTTAATTCATCTATATACCAGCCAGAGCAAGACCGTCCCGGCATCATCCTAGAACAGCATGAAAGAGCAGTATACGCTGAAGAGCCAATTATGGCTAAACGGTCTATACTAGTAGACGAGTTTGGTGAATACTACTCTAAAGAAAATCCTTTACCTATAGATATAGAAATGGCTGTCGAAAACTTAAACGTAGATGTTAAGTTAGACGCTTTTTCTGCTACTCCCGATTCTGCCTTGAGTGTAGGAACAGAAGACGGTACTGCTAGCGGTGTTAAACATGTCATTAAAGTAGGTAGTGATTTAAACCTTAGAGTTAAAGATGAATCTGCTATTGTTGTATTAAATGATATTGACAGCGGTATTGATACTGCAAATCTTCATTTGGCAGATATTAGCAGTGCGTTGTCAAGTCCTTTACAAATAGACCAACCTGTAATTGTGGCTGGAACAAAAGATGGCTCACCTACTGGTGAAGTGTTTGTAAACGTAAACAACGTTAAACAACAGATACTAGCTTCGCACAACAGAGAGCAGTTAATCGTCTACGCAGACTTTGGAACAAAGAATCAAAGAGTTATACAAATTGATTATTCAAGTCCAACCTTTGCTGGTTTTGTCGCACAAAAATTAATATCATATACATTAGTAAGCGGAAGATATAGAAGAGATTCAATCAATTGGTCTGTAATTTAACAAAATAGGCAGAATAAGGAGAACATATGAAAATAGTAAATGCAAACCTTCTGGACAGTGTCGGAAGTTCTTATGATCAAACAAGAACAACATTACAAGGAAGAGCTACTCAGAAAACTATAGATGGTAAATCAGTACTTGGACCACCTCTTACTAAATTTATGGACTTTCAGACAGATACTGGTGGAGCCGTTATGGGTACTACTCTGTTTGCGTCAGAAAATAACCGACTATTTATTGTTGGTGCAGTTGTAGCTGGTGCTGCTTTTGCTCCTATCTTTCTTTATGATTTCGATTTTGCGACTGGAACTCATTCTTATGTTGGTCGTATTAACGTAAGTATTCCCAATAACCCTGTTACTACAGCTCATGCAGTACGAAGTCTTAAAGTATTGGATGTTGGCTTAACAGGATGGAAAGTGTATCTAATCACTGCTGCATCAGTAGGTCCAGTTTCTCATGGTGGAACCTTTTTAATTAATAGCGTAGATAAAGCTGATTTTTCTCAAATTTCTCCTCCTACTATTGCATTCGCTACTGGTAACAACCAGAAAGCAGTTTATAAAATATGTGAAGCCCCTGTGCAAACAGCAGCTTCTGTTACTATTACTGTAGCATCTCCGGGTAAAGTACAGTACGTATCCCATCCATTCGCAGTGAATGATCAAGTGTTATTTACTTCTGGAACAGTTCCTACAGGATTGCTTTTAAACACTGTATACTTTGTAAGAAATCCAGCATTAAATGATTTTGAACTTGCTTTAACTTCTGGAGGAACTTCAATCGTTACGACTGGTTCTGCTGGTACGGCTATTCTACATTTATCTAAAACTGAAGTCGCTGCTATTGGTGCTGTTATTGATACTGTTTCTAATAGAATGTACACTCACAGTGGTTTGGCTACGTCTCATTCTTTTTATGTTAGAGATATGACAGTAGCTCCTACTTATAGTATTGCATCTGCTATCAACATTACACTCGCATCGCCCGGTAAGGTGCAGTATGCTTCTCATCCATTCCAAGTGAACGATTCTATTATTTTTACTGCTGGTATTGCTCCGGGCGGTTTGGCTTTAAACATTGTTTACTATGTACGAAATCCTAGCTTAAATGATTTTGAAGTTTCTTTAACTTCAGGTGGAGCTTCCATAAACACAACAACCGTTGGTTCTGTTGATATTGGCAGAGCTTTTGGAGAAAGTCCTTCTCAGTGGCTTTTTAAAACAGGTGTTCTTCCAGCTCTTGCTGGTGTT